CAACCTTACACTCTCCAAGAATATGTACTTGATGTCCATAGGTATTACTCTTGTATGTCTTCACAGTAATCACAGGCTCTCGTTTGTTATGCTTGTGATTAGATTTAATAACGTGTTGGTTTATGTGTATATATTTTTTCATTATTTAAATCCATCATTCCAAGGTTTCTGTCCAAACTCTGTTCTCTCAGTCCACTTATCTATGTAGCCATCAACAGTACAGTCTGATATCTCACAGTCTGGGTCACCATTATGAAGTATAACATTACACCAATCAGATTTCTCTCCTTCTTTATGTATATGTATTTCAAGTACACCATCTACTGCGTGTATGTTTTCCATAATCTCATCAAAGTCTGTACTGTTTTCACAAAGATGTTCTCCCTCTGTTAATACTTCAAAGTTCCAACCATCTTTCAATGCAGACTTTACCATCTCTTCAGTAGCAGAGTTTATTATTATACTTGTGCTTGTCCATTTACTCATATGTTTCTCCTAATATAATTTTTCTTTTATCAACCAGATAAGTATTACTAAAAGTAATACAATCATTTCTAAACCACCTAATATTTTAGTCATTTTTTATATTACCCTCTATGGTTAAACTTGCTCGAACTCTTTTCCAATTTTCTCTGTAAGCATGGGCTTGAACCTTATCATAATCTTCTATGCGATTAATTAATTGCCATGCCATATCAGACATAATCCTAAACCCTTCATTTATTTCTACATCATTTTCTTTTTTCATTTATTTCTCCATTTAATATTTAATTAATTATACTATATATTCGTTAACACTACTATATAGTATTATTAATTAGTATCTTCGTTCAATAAAGTCTGCATAGTCTTGTGCTTCCTCTAAAGTCCAACCTAGCTTGTTGCATATCCTTTGTATGTCAGATTGTATCTCTGCTTCTGTTCGTAGTGAGCCAACAGATACAGTATACTCATACTCATTAGCATACTCAACTAGCTTTTCTTTTAGTGATTGTTCTTCACTCATACGCAAGGCTCCTCTCTATCCATATCTGATAAGTCCTCTAACTCGTAGCCATCATAACTTAATGGCTCTTCGCCATGCCAGAAGTCTGGATTATCTTCTGCGAACTTCTCTGCAAGTGCTTCTGCCTGTTCTTCTGTGTGACCTGCATCTATGTATTGTTGCTTCACTTCTTCGAAAGCATCTTCTTTTTTCTGTTCGTTACCACTATGTGACATTATAATATCTCCTCTTCTAAAAATTCAATCTCATCTTCTTGATAGGTACATCTATCAAGTTCACTATTGTTAACAGATACATCTTTCATTTCTGAACCATCTGGTTTACTATGACTTTCTGATTTGTTTCTTGCTATATCTTCAGCTTCCTCTTGAGTATAAGCTTCAACAACAAACTCTTCAGTAACTGTCTTATCTATATAAACTCTCCAAGTTCTAGGATTATCTCGTAAGTCTTGTTTCTCCTGCTCGTCTAGGTCTGGGTAAGTTACTGTTGTTTCTGTTACTTCTTTGTATGCCATAAAATTTCCTTTCTAAAATAAATTATATATTAAAATAAAATAATAATCAATAGCTTTCTTATTATTTTTTTTAATAGCACTTACATGGAGAGTAAAGGACTTGAACCAATCTTCAGGTAGTTATAGTACCTGCCTAGACACCCTAGCTATAACTCTAAGGGCTTGTCTTTTATTACTCTAGGAACGTGCCATGCAAGTTTACCTATAAGATTATCACATCTTATAAGCTACCTCACCCTTGACAACTCTCCATATATAAGTGCTATTGTTTATCACTTTAGTATCTTTCTTTATACCAATCTACATAATCGTGTGCATCTT